TAAATGAACGAATGGCGACTATTATTGAAAAAACGGCATGGCATGAAAGAGAAATGGAAAAAATGTCGAATAGGATTTTATCTTTAGAAAGCAAAATGTTTACAAATATATCAAGAAACGCGGGGGGAAATTAATGAGCTCTAAATATGAAAACGTATATGAAATTTTGTCCATTCCATTGGCTTTGTATATGGCCTATGACAAATCGAAACTAGACGGCAAGATTGACGTGTCTGACATTCAATATCTAATGGGACCTTTATTGAAGTTGTCAGGTGCAATTGAAGGTGCCGAATTGGCGTTGAAAGAACTGCAAGCTATCGATGCAGATTCAAAATCAAAGATGCTCCAAAGGCTATCTGCTGAATTCGATATCAGTGATGACGTTTTAGAGGGCAAAATTGAAGCGTCTACATCGTGGATATTGGCTACGGCTGAACTAGTCGGGGTTTTAAAGAAAAATGGATGAGAAAAAGCCTATTTGGAAATCCAAGACTTTTTGGACTGCGATTGGAGTCGCGGTCCTTTCCATTGTCGAAGGGCCTGTCAAAGATATCATAAAAACTCAACCGCCGATTGCGGGAAGTATTCTAGGAATTGTGATCATTGTATTAAGATTTGTCACGAGTGATGGAGTGAAATGGAAATGAGACTTTTTCTAGTCTTTCTTTTCTTGGTGTCTTGTTCTGGATTGCCGAAGTCTGGTGATTCCCAACCGGTGAAGTCATTCTTGTATGATCTGCGTTTTAAAGTCAATGATTTTTGGTTCATTGGTTTCGGAATACCGCAAGGCAATAAAGATCATAAATACAGAATCGAAATTGAACCTCCAGGGGAAAAGATTGACCGACTTATTATAACAACTTGTCATCGTCAAGACGTGATCGACAAGCCTGGAAATGTGGGTTGGTTCAATAAGAGTGTGATGTATGACTACTCCAATCACGATGAATTAGAGAATTTAAGAACCTGTCCGATGCATATTTATGCATTAGAAGAAAAATCAAGACGTGTTGGATTTGGATTCATTGATTTCCAAGACGACAGACCAGAATTTGATCTTTCAATGTCTATGCAGTGCAACGGCAAAACTAGGTACTTTGTAGGCCGTGGGTTTTGTCAAAGTGCTGAGGAGTTGGTCCAAAAGTTTACCTTTCCAGAAAAAGTTATTGTTACACCATTGAGCCAAAGAGATGAGTGCAAGATATTTGATCGAAATCCCAGTGATTCGTTCGAGTTTAAAATGCCTCAAGGGCTTTGCGCTTATCAGTTTGTATCAAAGAGAAATCACGCCAATGGTGAGCGCATGAGAATTCGAATTCATACCTATGGAGTGACGGACGTGCCAGTCAGATTTTAGTCTAAAGGGGGGATAATGATCCAATCGGTGTTGGCTTTGATTTCAAGTGTCATCGGCAATCAATCAATTGGTCGAGTTCTTCTATTAGGCATTGAATGGTTTCTCGAGAAAAACAAGACAGATAAAGAATCAAGGGAATTGGCGGTGAGCCTAGCCATGAGTTTAAGACGGCAAGGTGTGACCGATGTCATCATGTCTTATAATTCTGACAGGGATGGGGACTTGGCAGTTGAGGAGTGGGAAAGAATAGAAAAAGAGGGGAAACTAAAAGCCTATAGCAACACGGCTACAGCATTGCCTAATGAGGACAAAAATTTCATCACCATTGAAAGAAGTTGAGGGGAGAAAATGACTCAAGAAGACGTTAATGAAATATTAAACAATGGCCTTGCCGCTTATGCGAAAACCTTTGAAGGAGTGAGAGAAGTCGGGGGGAACAACAAAGGCGAGTTTGTTCGCATGTTCCAAAAAGCAGTTGATGGGCAATCTGCAGGGGAAGCGTGGTGCGCGGGATTTTCAAGTTATTGCATCAAGACCTGGGGAAATGTCATGAAATCATCGATTGATATTCCAGGATTTAAATATTCAAGTGCTTTGATCTTGAGTGAATCAGTCTGCAATTTTTGGTTCAATAATCCAGTTTCATTTCGAATCGACAAGCCAGAAGTCGGATCATTAATTCTTTGGCGACGATGGGTTGACGGCAAGGCCAGTTGGCAAGGTCACATAGGCATTGTGGTCAATCTTGTCTCAGATGATGTGGTCCAAACAATTGAGGGCAATACCTCAAGTGATAATTCAAACGAGCGTGACGGCGATGGGGTTTTTCTCAAGAATAGGCATATAAAGAGAAACTATGGAAGTTTGAGGCCTTTGGGATTTTTGAAGGTTTTTTAGATTTCGTCTGCATGCCGTCTGCCATAATAACGCATTGATCAATTTTTAATCACTTTGCAAAATTGTTCCACGTGGAACATTTGAAATGCATTTCATCGATTCGTCGCATATAAAAGACGATCAAAAGCGATCAAAAGCGACTAAAAACAATGAGAGAGGAAATAAAAAGATGAGTGATTTAGAAAGATTTGAGAATATCAAACAAATTGTCATGCGAGTTGAGCCTCAATTTGAGGAGCTAGCAAGAATTCACAAAGCTGTTAATTTCAAACGAGAAGCATCATTTGCACTCGATGCTTTGAAGTCGAATGCTTATTTGGCGTCAGTGGCCATGGGCGATCAAGACAGTTTCAAAAGATCCATTATCAATGTGGCAGCGATTGGTCTAAGTTTGAGTCCAGTTTCAAAATTGGCCTATTTAGTGCCGAGAGACAAAAAAGTCTGCTTAGACATTAGTTATCGCGGCTATATTCAGCTAGCCGTTGATATTGGATCTGTGAAATGGGTAAAGGCTGAAATTGTAAAGGAAGCGGACACGTTTGAATATCAAGGCATGGGAAAAGAACCACTGCACGCATTCAACCCGTTCAAAGATCGAGGCATGATTTTAGGTGCCTATTGCGTGGCGAAAACGCATGACAATGAGTTCATTACTGAAATGATGTCAAATGAGGAAATCTATTCGATTCGAGATAGATCATCGGCTTGGAAAGCCTATTTGAAAGACAATTCAAAAAAGAATCCATGGTTGACGGACGAATCTGAAATGATGAAAAAAACGCTGATCAAAAGGGCTTATAAGTCTTGGCCAATGACGAACACTCGTGAACGCCTTGAGACCGCCATCGATGTATCGAATGAAGCTGACGTCATTGAATTGAATCAAACGGCAAAAAGCCTTGATTCGGGAAGCTTGAAAAAAGCTAGGGCATTATTGTCAGCTTTGCAAAGAGACGAGAGTCAATTCATGGATCATGCAGTCAGAATTTTCAAGCGTGATGTCAAATCACTTGAGGATTTGACGAATCAAGAATTGAATCAATCGATTTCAATGCTGACGAATTTTGTTGAAAAAAAGCAAATTCAAGACGAAAAGCCAGCCATTGAGCCAAGCCAAAAAGAATTGAAAAACTATGCTCCTGGGAGTGACTCAGATGGGAGTGCAAAATGATAGATCTTAATTTGATTGATTATGAAATATCAAAACGCATTTCGGCGATCGATCTCCCTTTTGCTTCATTAATTGCAGCGGCAATGAGAAAAGCTGATCCAGATAATTTTGCGCGATTGAAACAAGCTTTTCCCGAATTAACAAATGATTTCAAATTGAGATTCAATGCGCCTGGTGGAATTTTGTTAAAAGACAATATCGATGATCCACACGAAACTCTCAAGCGAGTCAAAGAAGTCGCAGATTCTTATATGGGTGTTTTTGCATGAAATCACTCAAAGACGTGTCTCGTCTCTATGACGCATTTCAAAAGAGATATGGTATTGCAATTGCGGATGCTCAACAAGGTTCCACTATGTGGCAGATCTTAAAGCTGGGAGTTATTTCAGCTTCAAACGTCAATAAGGCCGTGGCAAAGGCTGGCAGTGAAACAAGAAACACCTATTTGGCAGAATTGTGCGCTCAGATCTGCACTGGGACCTTTGACGAATTGAATTCAAAATATCTCGAATGGGGAAACTTCCACGAGGATGCAGCACGTTCATATTATGAATTCTCAACTGGCAATGAAGTCAAACAGTTACCCTTTGTTTTTAAAGATGATTCTTTCAGAATGGGATGCAGTCCGGACGGGATTGTCAATGAAACGAAAGGAGTTGAAATCAAGTGCCCGTTCAATGCGGTTCATTTCGTCAAGTTTTTAGTCGAGGACAAAATCAAGTCTGAATATGTTTGGCAGTATCAATATAG